TGTTCGGCGCCCTCGAGCAGATGGGCTACCAAACCCGATGCATTGAACTGTCCGCGAAAGACTTGGGTGCTGACCACGTTCGGGGAAGGTGCTGGCTTATTGCATACACCGACGACCCGGGCGAACTACTGCGCGCCGTCAATGCAAAAGTGGAAGTCTTGCCAGGCATGGCGGAAAACGTTTGGAGAAGTGACCCCGGAGTCACACGAGTATCTGATGGGCTGGCCCATCGGATGGACAGGCTTAAAGCCTCTGGAAATGGACAGGTTCCAATCGTGGCTATCGGCGCACTCGCCGCGCTCGCAGGATCGTGAGAAGGCCGCATGACTCACCCTGGCCGCGCCAGTTCCTCCAGCCTCTCGGAGAGCCGGCG